TTGAATGTCTCTTTAGGGTTTGGTTGATTGTCTTTCCACAATAGGATTTGATCAGCATCACCCAATGGAGTGTTCTTCATTGATGGGGCAACTGTAGTTTTATTGTAAGGTGTACCAGTTGCTTCTGGGCCTACTGTAGTGAGTTTAATGTCACGACCTTCCATCAAGTCAGTGTAATCACCAACTTCCTCGTCAACAGCCATTTGTAGGAATGTTTCGTAAATTTCTTTACCGAACTGCCACAAGCGAACACCTTTATCTTCTTCACCTCGTACGATTACGGGGGCAAAGTAACGAGCTTTTGGTTCGATTTTTTTAGCCAACTTCCAGTTTTCCTTGTCGTTGGTCTTTTTCAGTGTAGCTGCGAACTCTACAATGGGGTCTTTATCTCCCCAGTTGATGGGAGATACCATTACGGGTTTGTCAATTCCATAGTGAAAGAAAATTTCACTAAAGGGCATTGATGAGTTGTACTTTGAGGGTACAACACGTACTGTCTGTTTGCCTACGGTAGGCTTCCAGAACATTGAGGCACGATCACCTCCACCTTTACCATTTGCGGTTTTTTGCATTGCGTTTAAACGCGACTTGATTGCTTCTAAATCCATTTTTTATAACTTATTTTTGTTTGTAACTAAATTTACGAAACTGATTTGGGGAAGCCAAATTACAGTTCAATGATCTCGTGAATCTTGGTTTTCAATTGCTTTAGCTCGTTTTGTTGAGTTAGCAAAATCGTGTTTTTGTAGTGCTGCCAGTCAATCTGGTAACGTGTATCTACAACACCGCCATTCAGTTTCTTAATCAGCTCGTTTAGGGCATTGATTGTATAAAGAGTGTTTGATTCTTTTTTACGATGAACCAAAATCGTGTTTTCTGGGATACTAGCTATGTTAGCCATCTCAATGTTGTACGTTAAAACATACTCATTGTTATTTTTAACCTCCAATACAAATATCTTACTGTACATTACAGTATAACTTCTTTGAATAGAGTCTACCAAATCATTTACACCTTCTAATGTGGTAAATGTACAAAATAACTTATTATTCAAATCTGTGAAGTTTATGGGGTTGTCTACCCCATAAATATCATATGGTAGGTCGAAAGTCATAACTGGTTCCATGCGCAACTTTTATATTTAATTTATACTTTTTAAATACTTTTTGAATCTCTGTTAAAACTTCGCGCTCATCGTCGCTCCAATCAAACAAAAACGAATCAAATGTATATAATACAAGTTTAGTTTTTTTATCTTTTAATATCTTGAATACTTCCCACAATATATTAACGTTATATGCTGTCTCCAAGTTTTGAATCACATAATTTAACAGTTTTTGTGGATTCATGTTTTCCAGCTTATCCTTTTTAAAGCAATATCCTGAAATTGGCACGATAACTTGTCCCGAGTTATTAAATACCTCCCATAAATCCTCTACATATACTTTTACCTTTTTAAAAAATTCAAGACCCTCATATTGGGGTAAAATCCCCCCATATAGCTGTTGTAGGGTTAAAATTTTTGCTTCTTGTCTATCCAACCCGTAAATTTGCGAAAAGTGACTATAAATATCCACATCACCGAAATCATAATCAACCAATTTAGATAATAAAGTAGGATGGTAAGCACCAATATCGAGTTCCACAAGGTTTGAATTACGCGGGATAAAAGCTTTTCTACACCCGTTTTCTTTATTAAGTGCGGCATAATTTATTTTATTGAATGTGTTTGATGGGCGTGTTGTTAGCGTTTTAAAGTTATATTGAGTATAGACCACGCCCTCCGTGCTTTGCTCAAAATACTGCTCGTATAGCGCGGTATCAACGGTTAATCCCGCTTGCTCTATACCGTATAGCATCCAACTTACTTTATGGTTATAAAACTCGTTAACAGGCTCATCTATCAAATGCTCTAATTCCTCAAAAATATCCCAGTTTGTGATTCGGGTTAGGTTGCGATTGGATTTGTATTCGGGGAGAAGGTTCTTACGATTAATCGTAGAACCAACTCCATCAAATACTACATAAACTGAGGTGGGTTGGATTCGATTTATTAAAGTTCCTAGTGAGCGAAGAAACCCGCCTAACCCCCCAACGTGAACTCCGTCTTCATTGACAAAGTTCAGCATTGCAAAGTTACGAAAAAATAAATTTAGACCATCAATTAAAAGAACACGGTCATGTTTATTAAGGGATTCTGTCTCATTCTCCTCAACTACATTGTTGAGGAGTGATAATAGATCTTTAGCATCCATCCTATTCTGGTTCCTGAATGTATATTTCTGGGGCTTCGAAAGTATCAACTTCCTCTACTATAGAAAAATCTCCACCACCTAAGATCCGACTCCATTCTTTGGCGTGCGAATCTTTATAATCCTTAAGGGCTTTATCAGTATCATTAATAAACCCGTGGGGTGTCATAATAATCTTACCCTTAGTGGTAATACCATTGATGTGGTTTTTGTCAATTTGAACGTTAGTGCGTTTAGCAAATTCTACTTGCTTGCCGTCCTTGATTGCTTTAATCTTGTTGGTACCAGCATTTGCGATATTACCAAAGGTTACTACAAATGTAGCGTCAAACCACATAGCGAAACCACCTTTATTCATCAACTTTGGTTGACCCATAGGCATTTCGGGTTTAGCGGTCCATACCTTATTGATACAAACTAAAGTATTAGTATACTTTGAAGACTCTTTACGCGATAATGTAATCTTTTGATTTACACCATTGCCAAATTGAGTTGACATCGCTCCAGCATTCCATTCGTTGTTGTTTTTATTAGAACGAACCGACAGCTCACAAGGTACTGAACCGATTGAATCCCACAAAAACATTAAATCGTATGGTAGGTTACCTTTTTTCTGCTCATCAAGCAAATCTAAAATAAAGGCTGCTACATCTTCAATGGTATGGATGGTTTCGCGGTCAGCATATAGGAAAAATCCTGTATAATTGACCAATTCACCTGTTTCTTCGTCCCACACTTCCTCTAATTGAAGACCCATTTGAGTGGCGTGTTCCCAGTTCCATTTCATCTCGGTGATGATAAACACTGGTAGAATACCTGCTTTTTGAGCGTTAACTGCTGCCTCAATAAGTGCGGTTGTTTTACCTGTGTCGCTATGGCCCCGGAGGAGAACAATATGACCAGTAGGAATACCAGGTATGCTCGTTACTTCTTGAAAAGCGGGAGCAAGGGGTACCCATTGTTGGGGTTTGAATTTAACCGAACCTGATAGACCTTTTTTATCCTTGAATTTGTCAAGACTAAATCCCGACCTAATCTCGGCAGATACTGCTGCCGAAAGTGATTCACTACGTTTTTTAGCCATGCTTAGAAAGGCAGACCGTCAGATTCATCTTCAAACAAACTATCAAACTTATCAAGCTTGCTTTGCTTTACAGCCGCAGTTGAAGTGTTTACTGAGTAGTTGGTTTTTGGTGCTTCTTCTACTTCTTTCTCGTCATCGATAATGCTACCTTCTGTAGACTCGGGAGTCAACCAGTTTTGTAGAGCCAATTTCATCTCATCAAAAGTAAATGGCTTGAACGTCTCTTTTGGGTTGGGTTGATTGTCTTTCCATAATAGGATTTGATCAGCATCACCCAATGGAGTGTTCTTCATTGATGGAGCAACTGTAGTTTTGTTGTAAGGTGTACCAGTTGCTTCTGGACCTACTGTAGTGAGTTTAATGTCGCGACCTTCCATCAAGTCAGTATAATCACCAACTTCCTCGTCAACAGCCATTTGTAGGAATGTTTCGTAAATTTCTTTACCGAACTGCCACAAGCGAACACCTTTATCTTCTTCACCTCGTACAATTACGGGAGCAAAGTAACGAGCTTTTGGCTCGATTTTTTTAGCCAAACGCCAGTTTTCCTTATCGTTTGTCTTTTTCAGTGTAGCTGCGAACTCTACGATCGGGTCTTTTTCTCCCTAGTTGATGGGAGATACCATTACAGGTTTGTCAATTCCATAGTGAAAGAAAATTTCACTAAAGGGCATTGATGAGTTGTACTTTGAGGGTACAACACGAACTGTCTGTTTGCCTACGGTAGGCTTCCAGAACATTGAGGCACGGTCACCTCCATTTTTACCATTT